ACAGCTGTTAATGCAAGTGTCAGAAAGTCTGGTCCCACTGTTCTATCCTTTTTCTCTATTCTAAATCAAAAGTCTAATTGCAAATGACCTTTCTTCATTAATCCAGTTACTAACCAAACTAATGCATCAACACAATCATCATGCCCACTAACACCAAAGTTAGTTAATTCTTCAAACATATTTGTAAAGTTTCTATAGCGGTTAAATATAATTTTTCTATCCTCAAACATACCCATAATTCCACGGAATCTAGCTAATTTATCTCCTCTAAAACCTTTAACTGGATGCCATAATAAATTATATAAGCTCTCTTGATTTAAACAAATACGTTTAAAATCTGCTTCTAATGATGCTTGGTACTGTACAGCTTCAGACCATATATCACATGTAGAATGCGTTGGATAATATAAACCATTTTGATCCATTCCTAATATTGACCAATCATTTAATAACTCTTTCATTGCATCAAGTTTTTCTAAATTACCCATAACCCTTATGCGTCTGTAATCAATAATATGAATACGATCTTCAATTCTTCCTCCCAGTACCATTACCGTATAATCATTCTTTTCTCTTATTCCTGCTGATAGGTCTACCCCCACTCCTAACGTATCAAATTCAGTTGATATTTCTGCTTTAACGATCAGTTCAGGTGCAAGCGATAATTCATTCTGTCGAACGACTTGATTCATATACTGGAAGGAGAAGGCAATCGGAGATTGCCGTTTTTTTTCTTTTAAGTATTCCAGGGACCACATTTCAGGCCAATATGATTCTTCTTCACCTGTTTTAGGATTATTTTGTATAGCAGAGAGGACAATTTGTATCCAATTATTTTGTTCGTTAAAGGTAGTGGAATGAATATCGTCATGCCTAAAGCGAGTTCCAAGACAAATAGCCCGACCCCCTTCAAACATAGTCGGAGCGATAACTGCATTCCAATTTTCCTGCATCGTTTTACGAATATCAGGATTAGAGATGTCAGCAGCTGATTTAATAGCGTCATCTATCATAACAAGATGAGAACGCTTAGAAGTTACAGAACCTTTTAGTCCAGCAGCACATAAAGTAAATTGTTCTTCACCAGTAGTATCTATACCTGCGAATTTATGATCAATTGACCAGTATTCGTTGCTTGTTACGTTTTTTAGTAGACGTACTTTAGGAAATACTTCTTGGTATCGTTTACTTTCAATAATACGTTTAATTGTTGCCGATTTAGATCGAGCAATATCAACGGTATATGAAAGATAAAGAACTTGTAATGGAAGACCAGCTTGAGTATGAATACCAATAGCCCATGCAGTTAATAAACCAAGAACAGTTGATTTAGCAGAACCACGAGGAGCTAATAGATCAATATTTGGTCCAGCAATTTTTATTAAGCAACTACTATCTTCATTTGTTATGAAATTTCTATTCCATTCTTTATGGTGATATGCAGGAGGTTTATCAGCTACATAATCACAAAAATAACCAAAGTCATCTCTTGCCTTTTTTAAATCTTCTAAATTTTTAGGTTTCTTTATTTGCTGATTACGTGCAGCAGCCTTCGCATTACGTCTATATGCAAGATGTGTATAAGAAGGCACGATAAATTATCAGAGTATTACTTTAATACTAACTAATGATTACATGCACAGTCTGAATTACTTATCTTTTTTTGGCTGATTTTTTTTTTGCTCTTGATATTTACGAGCTTTATCTAATGCTGCTTTACGTTTTTCTTTATCATTCATTTCTGTCCCATCCTCTTTTTTAGCATTTTTCTTTTTAAAATACTCGACTAATTGAGGAGGCATTTTACCTTTAGCCATTAGTTAAAATCTCCACCTCTTTGAGCTTTTATTCTTGCTAAAAAATCTTTAAAACTAGGATCATTTACACCCTTAAAACCAAATTTTTCTTCTTCGTTTTCATCTCCCATCTTTCCATAACCAGGATCTCCAGGAACTTTCACATCACCTTTACTACCAAATAAATTAACAGGTGCATCTTTAGCACCTTGAGCTACTTTAGCTTTTTCATTTGCTGCTCTTTGAGCTTCTGATAAAGCTGCAATTGAACCTACTTGGTTTTGTGCCATCTGACTAGCCAAGTTTTGTTGTGCTGTTTGAGTAGCTGTCTGATAATTTTGTTTTGTTGTCTGTAATTGTTTTTCTAATTCTGCTCTTCTTTCAGCTTCTGATTGATTTGCTTTAGAAACATAAGCAGAAGCACTTGTATCTCCTGCTGTCTTTGCTGCTGAAGAAACTGATGCCCAATCAGTTATATCTCCTGTAAAAGCTCCATAACCTTCTGATTCACCTGCAGCACCTTTTGACTTCTCGTGTTCTTTTTTAACTGACCATTGATAAGCTAACTTGTTAGGATCTTTATCTCCTTTACCAATCCATTTACCTTTAGATATCGGTGCAGCAACAGCTTGAACTACATCACCAACTATAGGTATGCCACTTACAAAGTTACTAACAGCTCCCATCTTTTCTCACATGAATCTTTTATATAAACTATTTTAGCCCTAGTTATTCTTCTAATTGCATTCTTGCCCATACACTCATTGTTGCTTCTTCTAAAGGAATCTCAATTGGATCATCTTTAAAAATAAACATCAATTCTCTAATAGCTCGATCTGCACCAGCCATTAATAATCCTTTTCTATCTTTTGTATTTGTAAACTTTTCAACTTGATCTATATGACCACGTAATTCCTTTTGCATTGATGCTATACGTGCAACACCTGCATCACGTTTAACTAAACCTGTTTCCACATCAGCTCTTAATTTACGAATATCTTCTTGCATTGCATCTATTTCAAAGAGAAGTTTTTCTCGATGATCTGGTTTCTTATAATAATCTTTAATCCAAAGGTTACACGCAGTAATAGATCCCCGATACCCAAGGAATCGAGAATATAAATATATTTCGATCACTGAATAGTTATCAGAAGCGAATGAAGAAAAAGACTCTTGAGTTGATGCATCTAAATTATCAACCCAATTATCAAACAGCTCAATATCTATAAGCTCGTTGTGCCTGATCGTAGTCTCGTTTTTCGTCTTTTTCTCTGAAACTTTGTTCTTGTTCAGCGGACGTTCTTTGTTGGCGGCCTTTTTCACCGATGGTTTTTCTATCTTGTTCACCAGCATCCTCCATTTTCTTTTTAGAAAAATCGTAGGCTACTCCAGCAGCTTGTCTATATTTATCTAAATCAAACCAGTCATCGACATCAGTTTGACCCTGTGGTACTGAACTAGCCATAACAAATAAATCTTATAAGAAATTTAGAAGTTGCTCATCATGTTGGCAAGACCAGCTGCCCATGTATCTTTACGTCCTTCTAATGACTTTTGACGTTGCTGACGACCTTTAGAAGCTTCAAGTTTAGCTAGTAACTGTTGAAACTTGTCAATATCAAAATAATCGTCACCTTCGCCTTGTCCTGCTGGTACTGCTGGATCTGCTGCCATGGGATTCTCCTCTTTAATAATTCGAGACTAAAATAATTATAGCAAGTGTATTTTTAGAAATTAAGAGAAATTAAATGCATCAACTACACTCTTGTAAATTCCACCTTCTTGTGTAACTCTTGCAATTTCTTTACCACCTTCATTTTTAAGTTTTTGAGTTTCCTTATCAATATTTCCTTGTAAATTAGTTAAACCAGAACTAAGTAAGAATTGACGTGTATCTCTAATATTTTGAATATGTTCTTGTAATTCTTGAGGAGTTCCTGCAAACTCATCATCGAAATCAGCTAATGTTACATTTGTCTTACTTGCTAAGTCACCACTATATCCAGGTAATAATTTACTATCAAACTTAAAGGTACGTATTCCAGTCTTTTTACCTTCGGAATCAGTTTGTTCTTTTCCGAACATTGTGTCATAGTAATTCCCTAAGTAACTTTGCTGGAATTTATCTTTATAGGCTTGACTACCTGTTAATGAGTCTTTGTAATCAGCAATACTTCCAAAATAACCACTTTGGAAATTACTTTGAGCTGTTGTTAGATCGGCTGCACTAATGTCTGTTCCAAATAATTCTTTATAAGCTGATTGAATATGTGACTTATCTTTTGTACCTTTTAGACCTAAACTTTCATCAAGAGTAGTTGTTGGGTCATCTGCTCCTCCACCATGATAAAGATTAGATAAACCTGTTAAGTCATCTTGAAGATTCCAACTAGACCATGTTGGATCTAATGTGTAATCTTGAACGGTTGTAAAATCTGTTGGTTTTGTTGATTTAGTCCAATATTGCCTTGGATCATCTCCAGGCTTCATTGCAGCAATATTTGTACCTTTTAAATCATGTTTACTACTGTAATCAGTAAGTTTTTGTGCAGCTTGTGAATAAGTTAATAATCCAGATTTCATCTGGTTAGTTATATTTGTTTTATAAGCATCGTATCCAGCTTGACCTGATTGTGATTTGCTAATTGCACCTTGATAGGATTGCAAATCTTTTAACCAATCTTGATACTCTCCACGCTCTCCAAGCATGGTTTGAGCGTCATAGTATTCACCTATCCTGGGATCTGGTGGTGCTGGCTTAGGAGCCTCAATAACTGTCTTACCGCCCATTACGCTGCCCTCCTGTATTCTCTAGCCATTGCCTCTTTTGCAAGTTGTCTACCTGTTGGACCAAACATATCAGCAGCTGTACCACCCCATAGAGTACCAAAATTATTTTCACCTATATTTGCTAATCGTTGTCGTTTACTATCAGGTTCAAAAAAGTAATTTCTATTCCGTCTTTCGATCTCTGTTCCTGCTTGTCCTAAAAGTCTTGCAAAATCAGGTGCATCCCTCATCTGCTGTTTAGTTAAATTATAATCAAATTTTTTATTTGCTCTTCCTAACCTTTCGCTTTGTAGAAATTGCCCAACACCCCATGCTGTTTGATCTTGGGCAAGTCTAGTTTTATCATGTAGAGCTTGCTGACCATAAAGCATACTGCTTCTACCCATAGCAGCTGCTCTGTTTCCTGCAGCATTAGCAGCTAAACCTCCTGCTACTGCTGTAAATATAGGTCCAGCGGCTTTTAAAAAGGGTAGAAATTGAAAAGCCATCTTTATTTAATCTTCTTATGTTCGTTGCTATTTAATATTTTAATATACATAACACTTACAAACCTCCTAGTAATCTTGCAAAGTCAACGGAAGTTCTAGGTTGATATGTAAACTGTGTCATAACATTTGCAGGACGTATTGATTGAGAAGCGGCAATTAAATTTGCACCTGTATTTCCACCAATTTCACCTGCTTTATAACCACCTTCTGCAATTAATTTAGGTATAGTTTTACCCCACATTTCTTTTTGCCATTGAGCCATGGCACCACGCTTACCTATATCTTCTAAATGATCTGCTTTTTTTACCCAATATTCATGTTCCTCTTCTAAGCTAGGACCTTCTGTACCATCATTATCTTTCTTCTTATCTTTTTCTCCCTTGCCTAAATCAGTCGTTTCCCCATCTTGAGTTGTTAATACACCTCCTGAGTCAATTATTGTTCCTAACCATTTACTTTGATCTGATTCCTTTAATAATTCTTCATTAACACTTGGGTTTGCAGACTGTCCTGGAGGTGGTGCCCACCAACTTGGATTCAATACTGTTCTTTGAAACCAATTTTTATTATTAGTATTATTTTGTCCTGCAGTATTTCCTACATTAGAAGGTATATAAAGGTTATTAAGATTCTGGTTAGAAAAATCTGTAAATTTTCCATAATCTAAATCACCTAAATTTAAATTTGTACCAAAGTAACTATTGCTCATTGTTAATTACCTAATAGGGATTGCTTGCATAAACACCACGAATTAAAGCTCCTGCATCAGCTAAGGCTTGTAGTGATTGCTGCCTACGTAAATCTTTATCTGCTATTTCATCATATAACGGCATTTGTAATTTAGCTAACTCAACTGCTTTCTTTGTTTGTTTTTTAGTTCTAGCATAAGGAGTTAAAGCTAAAGGTCCAAGACTCCAATCAGGTCCACTTAAAGGATTATTTGGATTAATTCCTACAAATCTTCCAGCTAAGTTTATACCTCCTTTTATTACAGGTTCTCCTAATGTTGCTCCTATAGCTGTTCCTAATCCTGGTCCACCTATCAAAGTACCAATTGCTCCTCCTGCTAAAGAAGCACCTACTCCACCAAGATCTCCTTCTAATACATTACCTGCAACAGGTAGCCAAGGTAAAGCAGCTCCTCCTAACTTTCCATATCGGAAGGCTTTAGAAGCTACATTTGCACCAACAGGGAGTTTAGCCATA